GACTCTGCTAGGGGCATTGTTGCTGGTTGACCCATATCTGCTCTTAAATAGCACAGCCGCAGAAGTCACCAACACCGACTATGTAGACACCTACTCTGCTGGTTTTGAGATCAGTAGCACAGCACCAGCGGCAATAAATGCCAATGGTGGGACATTCATTTTCTTGGCGATAGCGTAAGGAAGCATCATGGAAATCAGAACACAAGACGGGCAAGTGATGTTTGAGAGCGAGTTTCGTTCTTACATCAAAGCCAATGGTGGCCCGACATGGGCAGAAACAACTGAAGAAATCTTAAATTCTTTGGGTGCTGATGTTGTTTTTGAAGGCCCACAGGCATCTGGTGGCACAGTCTATCAATACAGCCAGCGTCAAGGCGTTGAGCAGATTGATGGCAAGTGGTACACCAAGTATGTGCTTGGCCCGATTTTCACTGATCGCCCTGCTACTGATGACCAACCCGCTAAGACTGCGGCAGAGCAAGAAGCAGAATACAAGGCTCAAAAAGACGCAGAGCAAGCCAAATCTGTGCGTAATGACCGTGACCAACGCTTGAAAGACAGCGATTGGACGCAACTGTCTGACAGCACTGCTGATAAACAATTATGGGCTACATACCGACAAGCATTGCGTGATGTGCCGACCCAAGCTGGTTTTCCTTGGTCTGTTGAATGGCCTGTTAAGCCGTGAAGTGGGAAATTCTTGAAGTTCATACTGAGGGCGAACTGATCACCCATGTTCGCTACTTGGTGACTGAGGGACAAGTTGCCTCAGAGGGTTATTGGTACTTTGACAAGCCTGAATTAACGATTCCGTTGGCGCAAACCAATGAGGAAATGGTCGTTAATTGGGTGCGTCAGGCTACTATGAAAGATGGTAAAAACGCCGTAGAATCACGCATAAAAGAGCAGATTGAGGCGTTGAATTTGACCAAAGAAATTCACCCGCCTTGGAAACCAAAAACCTTCACGGTGGCAGTATGAACGAAGTGAAACTAGAACTTACTGTCGAAGAATTGCAAATAGTGGCTGGCGCATTACGCGAGCTGCCCTATAAAGTTGTTGTTAATCTGCTACACAAGATTGATAGGCAGGTCATCCCGCAACTTCAAAAGGGCACAGAAAATGGCGACAACCCCACTTGATATTATCAGCCGAGCATTAAAAGACATTGGCGCACTAGAAGCGGGAGAAACCCCGACCCCTGAAGCGGCTCAGGATGCGTTTGATATGTTCAACGATTTGATCGATCAATGGTCAAACGAGAACATGATGGTTTTCAATGTCACTGAAATCATCTTCACGGTTGTGCCAGGTCAGACCCAATACACGATTGGCCCAAATCCTAGCACCCAAAACTTTATTGGTTCGCAGTTTACTGGCTCTATCACTGGGAATGTTTTAACAGTGACCAGCATCCAGCAAGGTGCAGTGGCTCAAGGGCAGACTTTGAGTGGCACTGGCATTGCTGAAGGCACAAAAATTGTGTCTTTTGGCACTGGCGCAGGGGGCAATGTCAACGAGCAAGGCACATACATTCTGAACAAATCTCAGACTGTTGCCAGCACTAGCATTACGGCTTACTACCAAAAGCCTTTGAGCATTGATTCTGCTTTTGTGCGTATCAACACCAATTCCAATGGTGTGCCCATCATCAATGGCGGTCTGGACTATCAGGTGGCTATTCTTGCCTTGCAAGACTACGAGCTGATTGGTCTGAAAACACTCAGTGGCCCGTGGCCCAAGGCTTTGTATTTCAATCCTGGCGAGGAATCGGGTAACTTGTTCTTGTGGCCTAACCCGTCGCAAGGCGAAATGTACATATTTGCCAACACGATTTTCAGCCGATACGAGAGCTATTACACGCCAATTTCCATGCCTCAAGGCTATGTAATGGCGATGCGGTGGTGTTTGGCTGAACGGCTGATGCCCATGTATGGCAAGAATGACCCGCAACAGATTGCCATGATTACAGCCTATGCAGCACAGGCTAAATCAACAATCAAGCGCACAAATATGTCGCCATTGCAAACGGCAAGGTATCCAGACGCATTGTTGGCGAATAAATCTAAAGACGCTGGTTGGATTCTCACAGGCGGTTTCTTCAATTAAGGAGCTGCAATGCCTGATTTTGGATTTGTCGGCCCAAGTTACGAAGCACCTAGCATCTATCAGGATGCACAGGAGTGTATTAACTTCTTTCCCGAGATTGACCCGCTGAAAGAGCCTGGCACTCGAGGAGTGGTTGCCCTTTACCCAACGCCTGGCTTGACCACCAAGGCTGTTTTGCCCAATAAGCAAGAGATTCGTGGGCTACGCACTGTGTCTGGTGGTCAGCAAATGGTGGCGGTTTGTGGCCCGTATGTGTATGTTTTGTCGGCTAACCTTGTCCCTGCGGTTGTTGGGATTCTTAACACCTCGTCAGGCATTGTTGGCATTACAGACAATGGCACAAATGTGTATATCGTGGATGGGGCATATCGCTACACATGGCGCATTTCAGCACCTGCCACAGCGGTTTTGACAGGTTCTATCAGTGGGACAACCCTGACTGTCAATACACTTTCCAGTGGTACGATAGCCACAGACCAACAAGTTTTGGGCGTAGGGGTATTGTCCGAAACAATTATCACTGCTGGTTCTGGCTCGTCTTGGACTGTTAACCGAAGCCAAACCGTTGCCAATGGTGCGCTAAACACTGCGGCTGTAAGTGCCACATTCACAGGGACAATTTCTGGTACGACTCTGACTGTCAGTGGCGTAACAGGAAATATATATGTTGGTCAGACCATCCAAGGCACTGGCGTAACTCTTGGGACGATTGTGGTTGAGCAACTGACCTCAACCACTTTCAAGCTAAGTAATAGCCACACGATTTCCGTTGGCGTGACCATGTGGGCGTTGAATTTCTCGGTTTTGCCCTCGTCTGATGGGGCGTTTTCGGGTGCGACCACTGTGGACATTATGGACAATTACTTTGTCTATAACCGACCTGATTCTCAGTGGTGGGGGGCATCTGATCTCAATTCGCCAATCAGCCCTGCGTTAAGTTATGGCGTTAAGGATGGTGGCCCTGACAACTTGGTGGCGTTGATTGTTGACCATAGAGAAGTTTACCTACTTGGTGAACAATCTTCTGAGGTCTGGACAGATGTTGGGGCGGTTCAGTTTCCTTTCCAGCGTATTCCTGGCACATCAACCCAACATGGTTGCGTGGCTGAGTTTTCTTTGGCACGTTTGGGCAACTCGTTTGCGTATGTGAGCCGAAACAATCGTGGTCAAGGCCAGATCATGCAAATGAATGGCTATATCCCGCAGCGTATTTCTACCCATGCGGTTGAAAACACTTTGGTTGGGCAAGTCATTGATGACGCAATTGCTTGGACATACCAACTTGAAGGTCACGAAATCTATGTGGTGAACTTCCCGAGCATTGGCGACAATGGCTTAACATGGGCGTACGACACTGTGACTCAAATGTGGCACAAGTGGTTATATTGGGAAGCTGATCAGACCTTTGGGCGGCATCGTGGTAATTGTTGTTGTGTCTTTCAGGGCATGGTGATGGTTGGCGACTATGAGAATGGCAAGCTGTATATGTTGGACAAAGCCAACTACACAGACGATGGCAATACCATTCGCCGTGTCCGTCGTGCGCCTCACTTGGTGACTGATTTGCAACGCCAATACTTCAATGAATTGCAGATTCAGTTTCAGCCTGGTGTTGGCACAACTGGTTTGTCGGTAAATTTCACAAATTACACCAACAATCCAGAGGAATACATCATTTATCCTGAAGCATTCCTTACAATTGGCCCGACTGAATCTTTAATTATTGGCAATCAAAGCAGTGGCGTGCCACAAAACGTGACCACGACTCAGCCAAAAGCCATGTTAAGGTGGTCAAACGATGGTGGCTCTACTTGGTCAAAAGAGTATTGGGTCAACATTGGCGCACAAGGAAAGTATCAAAATCGAGCCATTTGGAGGCGTTTGGGTATGGCACGTGACCGCATTTATGAGGTTGCCATTACCGACCCTGTAAAGGCTGTGATTGTGTCAGCAAACCTTAAGGCAAGTGTGGGGGCTAACTGATGAGCAATGGACTTTACTCAACGCCACAGGTCAATCCATACCCGCAAAGCGAGTTTCTTGACCCGAATACAAAGCGACCAACACGGGCATGGCAGCAGTTCTTTTTGAATTTGCTTAACTTCACATCTTTTTCAAGCGCAACGGCTGGCTCGGCAACTTTGCCATCCAATCCTGTTGGATTCATCAAGATTACGGTTGATGGCACACCGTACAAAGTTCCTTATTACAACGAATAAGGAATAAAATTTAACAAAGAGGTGATCTTATGGGATGGTTCAGTCAATTAACAAGTGGCAATATTGGTGGGGCTTTTGAATCCGCTGTAGGCAATGTCGCCTCTGGTGTTAGCAACATCGGGCAACAAATTGACGATACTGTCAACAAAATCCCTGGCGGTTGGGGCACTGTTGGTCTTGCCACAGGAATTTACTTTAGTCCTGAAATTGGTGGCTATGTAAATTCAGCCACTGGCGAAACATTAGCGCAAGAAAGTGTATTGGCAGCAGCAAACGATGTGGCAGCCCAACAACCGGCAGCAGCAAGTATGGCTGGCGGTGGTTCATCTTTGGCAAGTATTGCTGGTG